TGCGCCAGTATTTCCCCGATAACGGCTATAAACACCCAAAGCGGCCCTTGTTTGGGCCAACCTGCACAGCCCTTAGACTAATGACTAGCAAACCTAAACAGCCCTTACGGGGGCTAGTTGAACCACGGCTACATAACGTTTTGTTACAAGGCCCTACCCGCGGCGGTGAAGTTGCAGAGCTGGCAGAGCGCATAAACCTGCCTTTGTTACCGTGGCAGCGCTTTGTCTTAGACGATATGTTGACTATAGACAAAAATAAACAGTTTATCCGGCGTACAAACTTGGCAATATGCGCTAGGCAAAACGGTAAAACTCATCTAGCGCGTATGCGTATTTTAGCGGGGCTGTTTTTGTTTAATGAGCGTAACCACATAATAATAAGCTCTGCTAGATCTATGGCCCTTACTACTTTTAGAGAAGTAGCTAACGCCATAGAGGATAGCCCGGAACTAAAAAAAGGCCTAAAAAAAATACTTTACACTAATGGTAATGAGGCCATAATCTTAAAAAGCGGGGCTAGATTAGATGTTAGAGCTGCTACCCGCGATAGCTCACGCGGCGCTAGCGCTGATTTTCTATTTATAGATGAGCTACGGGAAATAGATCAAGAGGCTTATGCAGCTGCTTTACCTGTAACCCGCGCTAGGCCTAATAGTCAAACTTTAATGTGTAGTAACGCCGGTGATGCCTTTAGCCAAACCCTTAATGAGCTACGGGAACGATGCCAAAGTAACCCGCCGCCGTCTTTGGGTTATTATGAATATAGCGCCCCACCGTTTTGCGCCCTTAATGACCGTAAAGCGTGGGCAGCTGCAAACCCGGCTTTAGGCATACTAATAACTGAGGAAACCTTACAGGAAGCGCTAACGGTGCAGACTACAGAGCAATTTAGAACTGAAAGTTTAAGTCAATGGATAGACTCGCTCCAAAGCCCTTGGCCCTTTGGATCTGTTGAGGATAGCAGCGATATAAACCTAAAAATGAGCCCCGGGCCGCTTACTGTGTTTGCCTTTGACGTTAGCCCTAGCCGCCGTGATGCCAGCCTAGTAATGGGCCAGATGCTACCTAATGGCAAAATAGGCCTAGCTGTACTGGAAACTTACAGCTCTCAGGTAGCCGTAGATGAAGTAGTAATAGCAGCTAGTATTAAAAAATGGGCCGATATGTATTACCCGCGTTTAGTCTGTTACGACAAATACACTACTGCCAGTATTGCCCAAAGGCTACAAAATGCAGGGGTACAAACGCGTGATGTATCCGGGCAGAGCTTTTATACCGCGTGTAGCGATATGTATGATGCTTTGGTAAATGATCGCCTGCGACATAGCGGGCAGGAGTCGCTAATACAACAAATGGCAAACTGTGCAGCTAAACAAACCCCCGATGCGTGGCGTATTGTAAGGCGCAAGTCTGCCGGGCCTGTAGATATACCTATAGGGCTAGCTATGGTTATACATATATTGGCGCAACCTGTAGCAGAGGCTAAAGTATATGTTTAGACACGCCCAAGCATAAACTCTCTACCTATACTTGACTTTTAGGCAATAATGCCCCTATGGGATTACTGCAAACTTTAGGCCTGCGTAAAAAAGATATAGAGGCGCAATTATCGCCGCCTATTATGCAACAGACTTACGGCGCGGGCGTTTATACCTTTGGCGGTTTATACAATACAAACGGCATACCGTTTATAGATAGAAACTTAGCGCTACAAGTACCGGCGGTAAGTAGATGCCGTAACTTAATATGTGGAGTAATTGCAAGTATAGATTTAGAGCTAATACAAAAAAGTACAGGCCGTAAATTACAAACGCCTGTTTGGCTAGATCAGCCAGATATTAGGCAACCACGCAGCGTAACAATTAGCTACACGGTAGATAGCCTGTTGCTATATGGGGTTGCGTATTGGCGCGTTACTAGCTTGTATGAAGAGGACGGCAGACCTAGCGGGTTTGAGTGGGTAGCTAATACACGCGTTACAGTAACTACAGATCAATACGGTGATGAAGTTGACTACTACTCTGTAAATGGGCAGCGCGTACCAGATAGCGGCGTAGGCTCTTTAGTAACTTTCCAGAGTTTATTACCCGGCGTATTAGAAACCGGCGGGCGCACAATACAGGCCGCGTTAGATATACAAAAAGCGGCAAGCGTTGCAGCTGCTACGCCTATGGCAACAGGGTTTATTAAGAATAGTGGGGCAGATTTACCGGAAGCACAAATACAAGGGCTGTTAGCTAGCTGGAAAGCCGCGCGTAATTCACGCAGCACAGCTTATTTAACTAGCACGTTAGATTATCAAACTGTCGGTTACTCACCTAAAGAAATGATGTATAACGAAGCATCACAGTATTTAGCTACAGAGATAGCGCGTTTAATGAACGTACCGGCATATTACATAAGCGCGGATATGAATAACTCAATGACTTACCAAAATATCATAGACGGGCGCAAAGAGTTTGTAGCTTACTCATTACAGCCGTTTATTAGCGCTATAGAAAACCGTTTAAGTATGGACGATGTAACCCGCCGCGGTAATCAGGTTAGGTTTGCGCTAGATGAAACGTTTTTACGCGCTGATACTTTGGCGCGTTTGGAAGCTATAGAGAAAATGCTCAATTTAGGTTTAATAGATCTAGAGCAAGCGCAAAGTATGGAAGAGTTAAGCCCAACCGGACTAACAGAAAGGCCCACAAATGTTATTAACGTTTAGCGGCAATATAGAGGCAGTAGATAACGGCGAGCGCCGGACTATTGCTGGCAAAATTGCGCCGTATGGAGAAGTAGGCAACACAAGCGCCGGGCGCGTAGTGTTTGCAGAAAACTCTATAACCGTGCCAGAGCCAAGCAAAGTAAAACTATTAATGCAACACGATAACAGCAAGCCCGTAGGCCGTATGCAAAGCGTTACCAGTAATAAGACCGGCTTATATGCTAGCTTTAAGGTTAGTGCTAGCACAAGGGGTAGCGATGCAATTCTGCTAGCACAAGAAAAATTAATGGACGGCCTTAGTGTGGGTGTTGAGGTAGATGACTCACGCCAAGAAAAAGATTATCTGCTAGTTACGGCTGCTACCTTGAAAGAGGTTTCTCTAGTAGAGAGCGCTGCATTTCCAAGCGCTGCCGTGTTAAAAATTGCTGCACAAGAAAACGCAGTAGATCCAAACCAACCCAAAGAAACTAAAGGAGAAACCGTGGATAAAGCCCCGGAAGAAATGGCAGCGGAAGGCACTTACTTGCCGGACGGTGCAACAGTAACGCTAAAAAGCGTTAGCTATAAAGATGATGAGGCCGCGGGCGCTACTGAACCGGTAGAAGCCGCGCGCAGAATTATTAAGCCAAGTGCATTAAACTCACAAAGAGTACGCACACCTATTACAAATATGGGCGCATACACAGAGCATAAAATCAAAGCTGCTCTAGGTAATGATGAGTCAAAACTATATGTAACAGCTGCCGATGATAGCTGGACTACAAACCCAGCGTTTAATCCAACGCAATATCTAACAGAGTTTATTACAAACACACGTTTTCCACGCAGCGCTATAGATGCTTGTAGCCGCGGCGTATTGCCTCCTAAAGGCAACACAATTAACGTGCCTGCACTTGTAGACTCAAACGGCGGGTTAAATGGTGTTGCACCTACGGTAACTGTTGAACCAGAGGCCGGTGCTGTATCTGCTACAGGTATGGTAACAGAATTTTTAACTGGAACTGTGAACAAGTACAGCGGTATGAATACGCTCAGCATAGAGCTACTGGAAAGAACTGATAATCCAAACTTTTTTGCTGAATTAACACAGCAATTACAAAACTCTTATATGAACGCAACAGATCAAGCTGTAATTTCTGCAATTAACGCAACAGGCTTTACTAGCACAGGCGTAGCAGCTACAGCGGCAGGTTTAATTTCTTACACCGCTGAAAGTACTGCTAACGTTTACAAAAACAGCGGATACTTTGCGCAAAACTTTGTAGGCAGCACAGGTATCTATAACCTGCTATTAGGTGCAGTAGATACTACAGGCCGCCCAATTTTTAACGCTTATCAACCAAACGCGGCAGCACTTGCTAACGCGGCTGGTCAAGTAGCTAATAACTCTGTACGCGGTAACGTATTAGGTCTAGATCTTTATGTAGATAGATTTATGACCGCTGGCGTAGTTGATAACTCTGCGTTTATTCTTGCGCCGGAGGCATTTACTGTTTATGAAAGCCCACAGGCTTACATGTCTGTAAACGTAGTATCAAACCTACAGGTACAGGTAGCTATTTACGGTTTTATGGCAACTATTGCCAAAATTCCATACGGTATTTGCCGCTTAAATATCGCGTAATAAATAACTAATAGTCTGGTAGGGCCTTAGCCCTTTGGCTCTACCAGACCTACAAAGAAAGGTACAAATATGCCGGCTACTTATGTTACTGCTGCTACATTAAAAGCATCTTTAGGCGTTGGCACTTTGTACGATAGCTACACTTGGATAGAGGATACGTGCCAAGCGGCAGAAGATTTAATTAACGGGTTTTTATGGTTTGACTCTGCCCCGGTAGTGGGAACTGCATTAGTAAACAATGTAGCTACCGTGATGATAGCCAACCCCGGCCTGTTTACTACTGGTCAATCCGTTACAGTAGCCGGGGCTGGCAGTACTTTTAACGGCACTTATACAATTACTAGCACTTTACCTTTTAGCTCTGGTAGCACGAGCCTTTTACCAGCATTTAATTTACAGCTTAATTATTACCAATACCCACAAGGCTACAGTTTTATACAATATGCAAAGACGGCATCAAATCAAAACTTTAGGCGCGTAGTACCTAGCGGCACTATGACCGGTACAGATACAAAAACTACAGCCTACGCATCTACACCCGCTATAAACGCAGCTGCACTTATGCTAGCTGAGAATATCTGGACTAGCCGTTTCAGCACACAAGCCGGCGGCGTAAGCGTTGACGGCTACAGCCCTAGCCCGTTTAAAATGAGTAATACTTTAATGGCATCTATACGCGGTTTGTTAGCACCGTACTTATCGCCTAACGCTATGGTGGGATAATGCCTACAGCCGCCATAACTACGTTACGTTCAACTATAGCCGCTGCCTTAGCTAATAACGCTGTTTGGAGTACGTTTAGCTACCCGCCAAGTAACGTAGTCGCTAACAGCGTAGTAGTAGCCCCGGCAGATCCTTATTTGACCCCTAGCAATAACTCACAGGCCGGCATTTCGCCGCTTGCTAATTTTAAAATAATTATGACCGTGCCTATGTTTGATAATCAAGGCAACCTACAAGGCATAGAGGACACAATAGTAGCCGTGTTTAATAAACTAGCTACTAGCTCTATCGTATTTAATGTTACCGCTGTAACTGCACCTAGCGTTTTATCATTACCTAGCGGTGATTTACTAACAAGTGATTTACAAATATCCGTACTAACGAGTTGGAGCTAAAATGGCACTTACAGATGAAGAAAAAGCGTTTTTAATCAAAATAGGCCAAGACGTGCCTAAAGAGGTTAAAGAAACAAAGCAAAAAGAAACAACAACAGTAACACCGACACAAGAAACAGAGGTATAGTCAATGGCAATTTATTTATCTAACGGCGTAGTAGTTACGCTGAATAGCGTGGCTTTATCAGATCACGTTACTAGCGCAACTATTAACCGCGCGTTTGATGAGCTGGAAGTTACGGCTATGGGCGATACTGCACATAAGTTTGTAAAAGGTTTAGAGGCAAGCACTATTACGCTTGATTTTCTAAACGATACGGCAGCAAGCAACGTAAACGCTACTTTGCAAGCGGCTTGGGGTACTACTGTAACCCTAACGCTGAAGCAAACCAACGCCGCTACGTCTGCTACAAACCCGCTTTTTAGTACTACCGTTTTGGTAAACAACACGCAAGATATAAATGGCGCTGTTGGCGATATTGCTACACAGAGCATTACATTTACTTGTAATTCACCTATAGTAATTACTACAAGCTGATAACCAAACAAAGGGGCAAACAATGGCAAAACTTAAAATAACAAGGGCAGACGGTAGCGTAACTGAGCATAAGATTACGCCCCGTATTGAGTACGCCTTTGAGCTGTATGCAAAGATGGGGTTTCATAAGGCTTTTAGAACTGAGGAGCGTCAAACCGATGTCTACTGGCTTGCTTGGGAGTGTTTACGCACTAGCGGGGAAGTAGTAAAACCGTTTGGGGCAGATTTTCTAGAAACCTTAGCTAAAGTTGAGGTACTAGATGATGACCCCCTGGAATAGTTGGGCGCGGTAGCTTTGGCTATCTAATTGCACAAGTTGCAGTAGAAACCGGGATACCGCCCCAATACTTGCTAGATCTAGATGATGTAATGTTTAAAAATATATTAAAGGTTTTAACCGATAGAACTAAGGCGGTGCAAGATGCCAACAGAGTTAAGAGGCGCTATTGAAGCGCGCAAGGCATTACGCAAGTTTACGCCGGACTTATCTAAAGAATTGCAAAAAGAAATGGCAGCCCTACTAAAACCTATAGTAGCTACGGCCCGCGGTTTTATACCTGCTACGGTTTTAAGCGGCTGGAGTAAGGCAGAGGCTAGCGACACTAACTATAGACAGTTTCCTAGATTTGATGCAGCTGCCGCTAAACGCGGTATTGGATATAGGACAGCGCCTAGTAAAGTCAATAGGAGCGGTTTTAGAGCTTTGGCGCGTATAGTAAATGCAAGCGCTGCCGGCGCTATTTATGAAACCGCCGGGCGGCTAAACCCACAAGGCAGACCACAAGGGCCAGTAGTAGATCGCTACCTAAATGGCGTTTATGATAAAACTACACATACCGGTAGGCAGTACTCACAAAGCCTAAACCCTAACGCGGGTAAACAATTTATAGATGCCCTAGATGCCACAGGGCGCATAGTAGATGCTAATAACCAAACAGGCGCGGGGCGTAGGTCTAGAAAGATGAAGGGCCGGGCCATTTATAGAGCGTGGGCTGAGGACGGCGGCAAGACTAACGCAGCTGTAATTAAGGCTATAGAAAATACCAAGATTATATTTAATAATAATTTTAAGGCGGCGGCATAATGGCTGTAGATCCACAAGTAGTAGTAAATATAGCTAGTGAGTTTACGGGCAAAAAGGCGTTCAAAGAAGCTGAAAGCGCAACCACTAAATTACAAAAAGGTATTAAAACACTTGCTAAGTCTTTAGGTCTAGCTTTTAGCGTAACGTCTGTAGTGGCGTTTGGTAAAGCCGCTGCCAAAGCGTTTATACAAGATGAGGCGGCAGCTGCTAAATTAACTAAAACAGTAACTAATTTAGGTTTAGGTTTTGAGGACGCAAGGGTAAAAGCATTTATTAACGATATGGAAGCGCTAAGCGGCGTAACAGATAGCCAGTTAAGGCCAGCATTTGAGAAACTATTGACCACTACGGGCAGCGTCAATAAGTCGCAAGATTTATTAAAAACCGCTTTAGATGTTGCAGCTGGCAGCGGGCAAGATTTAGTTACAGTAGCTAGTGATTTATCTAAAGCCTATTTAGGTAATACTAAAGGCTTAACTAAATACAATATAGGTTTAACACAGGCAGAATTAAAGGCTGCTAGTTTTGAGGATATACAAGCCAAACTAAATACACAATTTAGCGGGCAAAACCAAGCTAGGTTAGATACCTACGCAGGTAAGATAGATTTACTAAAAGTATCGTTTGATAATATGCAAGAAACCATAGGTAAAAGTTTAGTAGATGGCTTTGCATTATTAGCAGGGGATCAAGGCATAGGCTCAGCTACTAAAGCTATGGCAGAGTTTGGGCAACAAATAGCAGACGTTATTACGGGTGTTGCAACTTTAACTAGCGTATTAAATAAATTGCCTAAGTCTGAAAATATGGCGTTTTTTGATGTAGGTAATATCCCAGTACTAGGCGCATATTTAAAGATTTTGCAGGGCATAGGTGAGGCGCAAAGATTAGCCCCTAAACCATTTACTACACCTATGACGTTATCCGGGTCTTTAGATGCACAAAATAAAATAAACGCAGCTAGAAAAAAGGCAGAGGCAGAGGCAGCCAAACGCGCTAAAGAATTATTAGCACTTATTAAAAAACAAGCGGCAGCAGAAAAATTAAAACTGCAACAAAAGAAAGACCAATTAGCGTTAGATAAAGCTGCCCTAGCGTTAGGTAAGGGTACAGATGTATTTGACCTAGACAAAATACAAATACAAGCCGCTATATTGGCTAAACAAGATGAAATTAACAAACTAGGTGCTAATGCGACAGACCAGCAAAAACTACAGCTAGCCAATGATGCACAGCGCCTAACAGTAAAACAATTAATGCTAGATCTAGAGGACGCAATAGCGGATAAAGACGTAGAGCGGGCTACTACTTTATCTAAGCAATTAAACACAGAGCTAGCTATATTAAGTACGCTTACGGGTCAAACGTATAAATTAAGTCAAATAGATGATATTTTGGCCAAGTTCAAGCCTAAAGATTTAATAAACCTAGATAACTTAGATGCAGCTATAAAAAAACTGTTAGAAATTGCAGGCTCACGGTTTGACTTTTTAAGCCCAATAATGCCTAGCCAAGATAGGACGGGTATAAATGAATTAGCCCCGGATATAACTAGCCGTTATGTCGCAGGTGATCCAGAGGCTATTAGAGCTGTAGAGGCTCACGCAGACGCTATAAGTATGCTAGCTGAGTCAGAGTTAGCGTTAGCAGATGCATTATTAGCTGAAAGTGAGCGCGCTTTAAATATAGCTACAGCTAGCCTTACTAGCGCCGGTTTACCAGACTTTTTTAACCCCGCGGCTTTCCGTATGCGTGATGAACCTGTACGCATAGAAATTATAGACAAAACTAGCGGCCTTATTGAAGTGGTACAAAACGCGGTAATAGAAAATACGCGCTATGGTAACTCATTAACTTATAGTGGAAACGTTACGGCTGTATGACTTTACCTACAATAAACGCTGTTATTAACTTTAGTACCGGGCCTAGTTTCGCTCAAGCTATCATTTTAGATACAGGCATACTAGATACAAACGTGCTAGCAGATAGCGCGGCAGTAATTGTAGATGTATCTAATGTAGTAGATACAATACAAACTAATAGAGGGCGAAACGCACAGGCCGACCAATTCCAAACAGGTACGCTAACTATGCGTATCGTTGATCAAAACGGCGATTTTAACCCACAAAATACAGGCAGCCCTTATTATGGCTTGCTAGACCCTATGCGTAAAGTGCAGATAACAGCTACTTACGCTAGTACTACCTACCCGATATTTAGCGGCTTTATTACTAGCTACACTACTACTACACCTAAAAATGCAGATGAGGTTACTTATACCACTATTACGGCGGTAGATGCGTTTAGACTTGCGCAAAATGCACAAATATCTACAGTAGCAGGGGCAACCGCTGGAGATTTAAGCGGTACGCGTGTTAATCAAATATTAGATCAAATAGGCTGGCCTAACTCTATGCGTGATGTAGATGCAGGCCTAACTACCTTGCAGGCAGACCCCGGCACAGCGCGCACTAGCCTTGCAGCTCTTAACACGGTAACCCTAAGTGAGTACGGGGCTTTTTATGTAGATGCTACAGGCTCATTTGTGTTTCAAGATAGAAACGTAACTACGGCTAGCATAGGCGGCACACCTACCGTGTTTAACGATAACGGCACGGCTATAGGCTATTTTAACGCTGTATGGCGCTTAGATGATACGTTGGTGTATAACGAGGCTAGCATTACACGTACAGGCGGCACTACGCAAATAGCTACAGACGCGGCCTCTATTGCCAAGTACTTTACACACAGCTATAACCAACAAAATCTACTAATGCAGACAGACGCGGTAGCCCTAGATTACGCGCAAGCCTATGTAGCTAGCCGTAAAGAAACCTCTATAAGATGTGATGCCATTACCCTAGATTTATACACAGATAACTATAATGCCGGCATAATCGCCGCCCTAGACCTAGATTTTTTTGACCCGGTTACAATAACTACTAATCAGCCCGGCTCATCTACTTTAACTAAGACTTTGCAGGTGTTTGGCGTAGCTATGTCTATTACGCCTAATAGCTGGAAAACGACACTTACCACACTAGAGCCGATAATAGACGGCTTTATACTAAACTACTCAGAGCTAGACACCGGCGTGTTAGCTTACTAAGGGGGAACAATGGCCAAACAAACGTTTACTACGGGCCAAGTGCTAACCGCTGCTCAAATGACCGACTTACAGCAAACGGCTATGACGGGCGGCGCGGCTAGCACAAAGACCGTTAGCTATGTATTAGTAGCGGCAGATGCCGGCACACGCGTAGCTATGAACGCTGCCGGATCTACGACAATAACCGTAAACACCGGGTTATTTAGCGCGGGCGATACGGTAAGCATACAAAATATAGGCGCGGGTGTTTGTACTGTTACAGCTGGCACAGCAACAGTAAACACGTCTGGCAGTTTAGTTTTAGCACAATATCAAGGCGGTATTTTATATTTTACTAGCGCAAGCGCAGCAATTTTCTTTCAGTTTGCTACACCTGCTAGCGGGGATATTGAAGGCGTTACCGCGGGTGTCGGTATTAGCGGCGGTGGCACAAGTGGGACGGTAACTATTACTAACTCTATGGCAACTGCAATAGATGCTAAAGGTGATTTAGTTGCTGGAACAGGTGCAGATACTTTTGCGCGTTTAGCAATAGGCGCAAACGATACAGTTTTAACGGCTGACTCATCAACGGCAACTGGATTAAAATGGGCTGCATCTGCTAGCGCAAGCGGCCCTGCATTTAAGGCGCGTAGGACAGCTGACCAAAATGTGGCATCTGCTAACACTTGGACAAAAGTGCAATTTAACGCAGATGTTTTTGATACAGACAACTGCTATGACCCAACAACTAACTATCGTTTTACACCTACTAAAGCTGGTTATTATCAGTTTAACAGTAAAATATATTTTCCTATTGCAAATGATAAAGTCAATTTTCTAGCACTTTACAAAAACGGAACAATAGTTGCTCAAAGTAATGGTGGAACTAATGGCACAAATGCAAATATGGGCGGCCCCCCGGGAATAAGCGATTTACAAAGCGCCAATGGAACAACAGATTACTTTGAATGTTATGCATATAGCACAAGCGCTGGCAACGATATTGGCGGCGGCGCAGAGCAAACAACTTATTTTAGCGGCGTATGGATTAGGGGCTTATAATGTCTTTATATGATGAATTGTTAGAAGCGTTGCCAGAGCTAACTGAAAATGATTTTTTGCCTAATGTGGGCAGCATTGTTTTACGAAATGATGCAGATGGCTTAGGTGATTACATAGCAGAATGGAATTATCCAAAGCCAATACCAGACGGCTTTAAACTAGGTAAATAATTTTGCTTACAAGCTATAACGGCTGGCCTGCTAGTCAAGACCCGGCAGAAATTGGCATAAAGAGTTACGCAGTACCCGGCACTAATAGAAAACTTAGATGCGCTGAGGCTGTAGCACCTTTGCTAGTAGGTTTTGCCGCTGAGTTTCACACGTTAATAGAGCCAATAGATCAGGGCGCTTTAGATGAGTGGGGTTACGCTTTCCGTATGGTACGCGGTACTACAGATAAATTAAGTTGCCATAGTAGCGGTACAGCTATAGATCTAAACGCGACCAAACACCCGCTAGCAGCTGTTGGCACTTTCCCGGCTGATAAAGTACCTATGATTAGAGCGCTAGCTAAAAAATATGGGCTAACGTGGGGCGGCGATTACCGTAACCGTAAAGATGAAATGCACTTTGAGGTAAGCGTAAATGCAGAAAAAGCGGCAAAACTAATACTAAAGTTAAGCAAAGGGCAAACCGACTAAAGGGCAGAGCAGGTTAGGTAAATGAATAAAAAACAACTAGAGGCAGCTGCCTACAGCTACGGGCGCGCCGCGCTTGCAAGCGTTGCAGCTCTATACATATCTGGTATAACAGACCCTAAAGTATTGGCTAACGCCTTTCTAGCTGGGTTAATCGGGCCGCTGCTAAAGGCAGTACAGCCTAATGAAAAACAGTTTGGCATAGGCGCTAAGTAGTGCAAGCCCTGCTAAGGGCGCTGGTACTTGCAACGCTCTTAGCTGGGTGCGGCTATGACGGCTGGGTAAGGTATCCGTGCCAAGACTATGAAAACTGGAAAAAGCCAGAGTGCAACCCGCCACAATGCAAGGCAACAGGCGTATGTACGCAGGATCTTATTAGGACAAATGAATAGACGCGACAAACTAACGCCGGAAGATATACACGCCCGGTTAATCTTTTTTATTGGCGCTGTCTTAGCTATGACTTTTTTTGGCATTACTATGGGCGCTGTATATGCCCTAGTCTTTGTAACACAGCCTTTAGGGGCGCAAGCGCCAAACGATAGAGATTTTATACAGCTGCTACAGACCCTAGCTATATTTTTAACAGGCGCTTTAGGCGGTGTACTAGCTGGTAATGGGCTTAAATCTAAGGCTGGTAAAGACACAAAGAAAGACACGCCGCTAGAAAGCTAGCAATATGTCGCAGGCATAGGTCATACTTTTACTACACGCTGAGAGGGCTACTTAGTGTAGTTTAATCAGCCTTAACAAAGGGTAAAATATGTTAGCTGATATAGCAGTAATTACTTTAACCGTACTAATAGTAGGCCTATTTATGTTAGCTGCTTATAGGACGGGATATCGTGAAGGCCACGGGGACGGTTACCTAAGAGGGCGCAATATAGCTAAGGCGCTTAAAGAGGTTACAAAATGAGTTTTTTAGACGGGTATGAGGACGTAAACGCAAGAATTAAAAGAGCGCGTTTAGAATATCCCGGGCTGCGTTTAGTAGCTTACATAGAGGACATAGACCTAAAAAACGGTTATATCTTAATCAGAGCTGAGGCGTATAAAAACTATGAGGACGATAAACCAAGCGCGGTAGATTATGCGCTAGAGGTTAGATCTGACCGCGGCGTAAATGCTAATTTTTGGGTAGAAAATTGCGTAACGTCTGCCTATGGGCGCGTTATAGGTTTGTTAACCCCGGGCGGTGCTGGCAGGCCTACAAGGCAAGATATGGAAAAGGTAGAGGCCATACAAGCCCCATTACAGACACGCGGGGCAGGCGGGGCAGTACCTACCGCTGCTGAGTCAATTAGCGCCCTTAAAGCCAAACTAGGGGCAGGTGAACCAATGCCAGAGCCGCCACTTTGTAAACACGGGCATAGAGTTTTAATTGAGGGTACGTCAAATAAGACCGGTAGCCCGTATAAAGGTTATTTATGCCCACACAAGGTCAAAGCGCATCAATGCCAACCAATATGGCTAAAGCGTTACGGTGATAGGTGGCTAGCCCCAGATGATCACTCTGAGGTATTACTGGAAGCGGGTCGTAACCTAGACCCGATAGCGGAGCGTGAGCCTGTACCAGATGAGCTATTAAGTGAGTCTGAGAGGGCCAGCCGTGCAGCCGATTAAAGAAACTCAACGCAACCAAGACCGTCAAATAAAGTTGGCGGCCTATCTAATGAGTACTTACCCGTGGTATCTGACCCCTACGCCTAGATTTTATTTTACCGATTACCACATAAACAAAATACAGGGCTTTGGGCGTGAAAACTACATAGGCGATTTGGAGGTTAAATGGGCTGATAGGCCTAGTAGTGAGCCTTATGCCGTGCCGTTTACAAAGATACAACAGATGTTAGCTCTACCGCTGCATAGGGATCTACCAGACTCATACCACAGAATACTATTTAGGTTTGATGACGGGCTATTAATGCTGAATATAGAGATGCTGCGCGATTTGAGGCCTGTTTTATACACCTTGCCGGGCGTAGATGAGATTAAAAAACTGTATGTATTTGTAAAGGTAGCTGATTACTTTCCATATTTTAAGCCAATAATTATTAGATAATGGGGTTGAAAACTATGCTTTATATAGAGGCTAAATGCCGTCAATGCAAAACCGTTACTTTGCAGCTAGAGCGCGTAGTATCGGATCACCTGCCACCTAACGTCAAATGCCTACAATGTACGCGCTGTGGGCTATTAGATATAACGTTGGTAGATGTGGCAACGGCCCGGCAGGTACGCAATTAAGTTATCCACAGGCGTTAAAAAGCTGTGGACAACACGCCCAAGCCACGCTCAAGTTATCCACATTATTGAAATGTACTTGCGCCCTTTGGTACGCTGTCTGCGCGGAACGCAAGCCCCGGAGGGCGCTAGCTTGCGAACGCTGCGACAGCTAGGGCTACAGTTATGCCTCTTCTTAGGCTTGCTATCTTTACAGACCTTACCCGTAAAAGCTGATATAAACGCTATAGATGCTTACAAGATCTATGCTCATATAAAAATAGGTTCATATAAAGAGTTTGTATGCATTGAAAAGCTATGGACGAAGGAAAGTAATTGGCGGCCTAAAGCCAAGAATAAACACAGTAGCGCTTATGGCATACCACAACTACTAAATATGAAAGAAACAAACCCTTATAAACAGATAGACTTAGGGCTAAAGTACATACATAACCATAAGATCTATAAAGGTGATGCGTGTAAGGCTTTAGCTCATCACAATAAGAAAGGTTGGTACTAATGGCTATTGTTATATGTAAAAACTGTGGGTTAGCAAGTGATGCTACTGAAATTATATGGAGTAAGTACAGAGATTATGAGGCTTGGTGTATAAGTTGTGTAGAGGTTGAAGCTGAGGAGCTATTTAAGCGTGTCTAAGCGTGGAGATCCTAGAGTAAACAGGGCTTATAGGTATAAGTTCCGTAACACGGTGCTGTCTAGGGATAACTTTATATGCTTTTACTGTGGCGGTGATGCAGACCAAGTAGATCACGTCATACCTGTAAGCAAAGCCCCAGAATTAGTAATGAGCTTTGATAACGCGGTAGCCTGTTGCAAACGCTGTAACGTATCTAAGGGCAATAGGTCGCAGGGCGTTTTTTTAGCCAAGACGGCTACCCCCCCTGTCTTTCTAGAACCTTCTCTCCCTAAGACAGTCCAGATCATTCCAGACTCACCCTTTGA